ATCAACAGGACGTAGCAGACTTTGTTCGCTTTCAGCAAACCGTGGCTGGCACTTTTGGCCCTGAGATCACTCCTGCACTATATGATCAAGCTGCTGTTATACGTTACCTAGCTCAGAAATTTGGTGTCATGGAAGAGCTTCTTGCAGATGAAACACAAGTTCAACAGAACGCCCAGTTAATGCAATCAATTATGCAAATGCAACAAGGTGGAATGCAGTGAAGGAGAAGATAAATGTCTCGCCAGATGGTAGAGGATATACCAAAGAAATTGATCAAGATCTTAATTCTAAAGCCTACGCTCTTTTTGGTTCGGGTATTGGAAAAGATTTTCTACAATATTTGGAGTCTATTACAACGAATAATATCTACTCTGCTGGAACTGGAATCGAAACTCTAGCTCATGCAGAGGGTGGTAGATGGATAGTTGCTATAATTAAAAAGCGCACTGAGTCAGGAAGGAAGCAAGATGAGCGGTAAACCAACTAATCCAAAACTTTACGCAAGAGCAAAAGCAATTGTCAAAGCTAGGGTAAAAAAATGGCCTAGCGCATATGCATCAGGCCAGCTTGTGCAGCAGTATAAGAAGATGGGTGGTAAATACGCATGAGCCTGACAAAATGGTTCAATGAAGATTGGCGTGATATATCTACAACTAAAGATGGTAAACATCCTAAATGTGGTAGATCTAAGGGTGACGGTAGAGGCTACCCTAAATGTGTCCCTGCTTCAAAAGCAAGATCTATGAGCAAAGCTGCAAAGAAGAGGGCTGTTGCAAGAAAACGTGCTACTAATCCAAGTGGTGGTGGCAAGAAACCAACATACGCGAGAACCTAATGGAAAAAGAACTTACGAAAAGACAGAAGAAAACTCTTAGTAAGCATAAAAAGCACCATACAAAAAAGCATATGGATTTTATGATTAGAAAAATGATGGGTGGTATGAGCTTTTCCGCTAGCCATAAATTGGCTATGAAGAAAGTTGGTGAGTAATGGCAAAAACCCCTGCTTGGCAAAGAAAAGAAGGTAAAAGTAAGTCTGGTGGCTTAAATGAAGCTGGCAGAAGATCTTTGCGTCGTCAGGGTAAAAACATCAAGCGTCCTGTTTCAAAGAAGCAGGCAAAGCGCAGCCCTAAAGCTGCTGCTAGACGTAGAAGTTTTTGTAAGCGCATGATGGGTATGAAAAAGAAGCTTACGAGTAAAAAGGTGGCTAATGACCCTAATAGCCGCATTAACAAAGCACTAGAGAAGTGGGATTGCTAAATGAGTGAAGAACTTAATGAGAATACTGAGTCTCAAACTGAAGAGGTTCTGGCTGGAGAGTCGGAGCAACCTCAAGAAACTCAGCCAGAAAGACCAGAATGGCTTCCAGAAAAATTTGAGAGGCCAGAAGAACTTGCCGTAAGTTATGGTGAGTTAGAGAGAAAGTTTTATCAACGTCGTGATGATTTGCGTAATGAGATTATTGAAGAACTCAATACAGAAGCTGCCGCAGATGCTCCTATCAGCCCCGCAGATTACAAGGTTGAAATAGAAGCTCCAGAAGGACTTGAGTACACAGTTGATGAAAACGACAGTATGCTTAACTGGTTTCGTGATAAAGCGCATACATACGGATTATCACAAAATGAGTTTAATGAGCTTGTTAGCGAGTATGTTGCTAATAGTCTTGAGAGTGGCCCAGATTGGAATGTGGAATCTGAGGTACTTGGCGAATATGCGGAACAACGTCTTGATAGGGTTGACAACTGGGCTTCTCAAAATTTAAGTGAGGAACTCTATAGTGTTTTTGCCGATATACCTGCATCTGCTGGAATGGTTCAATTATTCGAAGAGGTAATGGAACTAAATGGACAGCCAAAGTTTAATATGGTTTCGGAGTCTGAATTTCAGGAACAATTAAGTAAAGAGGATCTGATGTCAATGCAGAATGATCCTAGATACTGGAAAGATAAAGACCCGGCATTTATTGCAAAAGTCCGTCAGGGTTTTGCACAGTATGCTAGAAGCAATAATGTGAATAGATAAACAGAATTGTTTCTGGCAGTTTTATGTTACTGAAGGCCCAATGCAAAGGTTTTGGCCCAAAAGAGTTAGCTGCTCTATGGATAACCAAGTAAGCCAATGTTGAGGACTAACCGGATGTACATTGTAAGTACAACCTTTTGAGGAGTAAGTAGATGGCAACACCTACTATTGATGTCTCCTTTATCGAAGAGTTTGAGTCCGGCGTACATATGGCGTACCAGCGCATGGGTTCTAAACTGCGGAATACTATTCGTACCGCCAACGGCGTTAAGAATAAGACTACATTCCAGAAAGTCGGTAAGGGATTCGCTACTACCAAAGCAAGGCACGGTAATGTAGCGCCTATGAACCTTGAGCATACGAAAGTTAGCGTAACGCTTGAGGATTATTTTGCTGGTGAATGGGTAGATGACCTTGATCAGCTTCGTATCAACCATGATGAGATGCTTGTTGCTCAACAGTCAGGTGCTTATGCGCTTGGTCGTAAGACAGACGATCTTATCATAGCTGCTATGGATGGAACTACCTCCACACATAACGAAACCACTAATGGTATCACTCTTGCTTGGGCTTTTGAGCTTATGGAAAAGTTTGGTAACAATAGTGTTCCAGATGATGGTCAGCGTTATGTAGCTGTTGGTTGGGAGCAATGGTCACAGCTTCTTGATTTGGATGAGTTCTCTCGTACTAACTATGTTGGTGAGGGTGATCTTCCATTCAACAATGCTATGACTGCCAAAACATGGCTTGGCTTCATGTGGTTCCCATTCTCTGGTTTCTCAGAGACTAACGGTTCTGGAGCTGCTGGCACTACACACCGAAAGTGTTTTGCATGGCATAGCGGTTCTATTGGTCACGCAATTGGAGCTGATGTTTCAAGCAACATGCAGTATCATAACGACAAGGACGCATATTTTGTGTTAAATAAAATGCAAATGAATGCAACCTTGATTGATGCTGAGGGTTGTTTTGAACTTGAGCTGAAGAAATAAGGAGAAGTATAGATGGCTTATTCAGACGCAAACTTTTCCTTAGTCAACTATTCTGGTAACGGCTTCCATATTTGGCACTACAAATCAACATCCGATAACCTGAATACCATTGATGCTGCTGGTTACTTTAATAGCAAGTCCAGTGAGATCAATGTTGGCGATGTTATCTTTGTCAATGCCTCTAATGGATTCGGTATTGCAACAGTCGTATCTAATTCAGGCGGTGCTGTCGATACTGGCGATATTGTGAGTATGACAACGGATAGTCGCTAATGGCTAAAGAACCAACTAAAAAGAAGGTGGCAGCGAAAGCTGCCCCTTCGTCATCACCCAAAACAAAGAAATTATCAAATGGCACAGTTACATTTGGTAAAGGTGTTACTTTAGGAAAAGGAGTCAAGTGATGAAAAAGAAACCCAAAGGACGTAAGGGTGGAAGGGGTTACTAATGTATCATGGTATGAAAGGTGACGGTAAGGACAAGAAGAAAAAGTCCAAAACCATGGGAAATGGTTTAACTGCCGCACAGAAAAAGCTTCCAAAGTTTTTGCAACAGAAGATAATGGAAAGCAAGAATAAGGATAAGGCTTAATGCCAAGCACTCCATCCACAGACATTGAGGTAGCTCAAAAAGCAATGGTTCTAATTGGATTGGAGCCATTGACTTCTTTTACTGACCAAACAGATGAAGCTCTTGTTGCTAATACTATTTACGAGGATGTTGTTGAAGATTGTCTATCACAACATAATTGGAATTTTGCTACTGGTCAGAAAACTCTTGCAAGACTAACTGCTACTCCTGTTGATAGATGGGATGCTGCTTACGCTTTACCAACAAGCCCACCTGTAGTTCAGGTTTTGACTGTGACTATAGATGATACACCTCAAGCTTATGATATATATGAGAATGCTGTATATATAAATGCCGAGGTAAGTGAGACTGTTGTGCTTAATTATGTATTTAGGCCAGAAGTAAGAAACTGGCCGCCATCTTTTACTATGTGGACAATATTCCGTCTTTCCTCAATATTGGCTTTGTCAGTTACACGAAAGGGTGATGTTGCAAAGTCGTATGTTGATCTTGCTGAACAGCAATTCAGAAGAGCCAAAGCAAGGGATAGCCAGCAAGTTACTACACAAGGTTTACGTCCAACTCGCTATCATCGTGTTCGTCTTGGAAATGGTATATATCAAGAAATAGAAGGTACATAGATGCATGGCTCTCCTACGTCAGTTTTATACCAACTTTACATCAGGCGAGTTAAGTCCTCTGTTGACTTCTCGGCTGGACTCGGATGCCTACAAAAACGGTCTTCAAACGCTTCGTAACTTTCGTATTAGAGCGCAGGGTGGTGTTGTTCGTCGTCCCGGCCTACGACATCTTCAAACTTTATCTAATATACCCTATCAAGCAGAGCCTTATATATTTGATGAAAATGAAGCGTACATCCTTCTATTTAGTAATGGGCGGTTGGATATTGTCGATGTTTCTGACCCAACTAATTCGCTCACAGCAGTAACTAGTTGTCCTTGGGCAACTGCACAAATTGGTGAAATAAAAGTAGCGCAATCAGGTGATACTATGATTGCTGTTCATCCTGACTTTGCTATGCAAAAGATCACAAGAACATCTGCTACCGCTTTTACTGTTACAGCATATTCTTTTGATTCTTCTGATAATTTTACTTTTCAACCCTATTTTAAATTTGTTGCATCATCAGTGACTTTGACTCCAGCATCAACTGGAACAGGAAGTCAAAATATGACTGCAAGCACTTCAATATTTAGTTCTGATTGGGTTGGAGAAATTATAGAATTTACTGATTCGGCTGGAACAATTAGGCATTTTACCATTTCTGGCTATACATCTGGTACAGTGGTTGTAGGAACCTTCAATAAAGCGGTAGCTAATACAAACGCAAGAGATACTTTCAAAGAACAAGTCTTTTCTGCAAGACGTGGATTTGCCCGAACTGTCATGTTTCATGATCAGCGTCTTATATTTGGTGGCAGTAAAGAACTACCAAATCATTTATTCTTTTCTAAAGTAGCTGAATTTTTTAACTTTGATGTTGGAACGGGTCTTGATGATCAGTCAATACAAGTTCAGATAGCCGAAAACCAAGTTTCTACTATTAAGTCTCTTGAGTCATTTAGAAATTTAGTAGTGTTTACCTCTGAGCAAGAATTATTTTGTCCTACATCAGAAAATAGGCCGCTTACCCCTGCTACAATCGCTGTCAAGCGGCAGACATCATTTGGTAGCGGTAGTGTAACCCCAGTTGAGTTTGATGGCGCTATAGCCTTTCTAACAAAGACTAAGGGTACAATAAGAGAGTTTATATTCTCTGACATATCTCAAGCATATAATTCTGATGCACTAACGCTTCTTTCTCAGCATTTGATTAATGCGCCTGTATCTATTATTGCTCAACGTGAATCCTCTGATCAGTCAGAGGGCTATATGTATGTAATTAATGGTGATGGAACAGTTCCTGTCTTTACTAGTATAAGAAAAGAGAAGCTTCAAGGTTGGTGCCTATACTCGACTGATGGTTTGTTTAAAAATTTGGTAAATGTAAATCGTAGGGTATATGCCGTAATAGAAAGAACTGTTAATGGAAGCACACAAAAATCATTAGAGCTTTTTGATAATACATATCATCTCGATTCAGCATTACAGCTTACTAATGGATCACCGACTAAAAACTGGCAAATTTCACATCTTCCCAATACAACAGTATTTGTTAAGTCTGGTAATTTTTCTTTAGGATCATACACAACAGATGGCAGCGGCAACATTGTTGTTAGCGATGCTGTATCTGAAATTGAAGTTGGTTTGAATTATACACCTACACTATCGACACTTCCCCCAGAGTTCCAACTACAAGACGGTTTGTCATTCGGTCAAAAGCGTCGTATCGTCAGAGCTGTTATTGATCTAAATGAAAGTCTAGATGTGAAGACAAAGGGAACAAAAATTCTGATAAGAAGAGTTACAGATAATTTCGCTAACCCACCAAATCCTCTAACTGGAAGAAAAGAGGTTTATTTGCTTGGATGGTCCAATGAAGGAACTGTAACTGTTACACAAGATGAACCACTTCCTATAGGTATAAATGGGCTTATGTTAGAGGTAGAAGTATAATGGGTGCAGGAGCATTAACAGTAGCAAGTCTTGGATTGACCTTTATGTCCATGCAAGCACAGCGTAGTGCTTATGAGGCAGAAGCTCAACAAGCCCAAGAACAAGCTCAAATGGCTAAGATTAGCGCACAGCAACAAGAAGCTGAGCGCAATCGTAAATTAAGACAACAGCTTGCGGCTCTTAATGTAAGTATGGCTGCTGGTGGTACATCTCTCGGAACATCAGCTTCTACTCTCAATCTCGCAGAGCAAGAGGAGAAACTTGCTTTAGCTGACATACAATCAATTAGATTGATGGGTCAGTCTCAACGCAGAAAATATGGCTTACAAGCTGCTGGTGCAAAAGCAGCTAAAAAAGGTGCGTTATATGCTGGCGTTGGTCAAATGGCAGGAACTACCTATAACTATAAGTACGGATAACAATTATGGCTTTTAAACCAACAAAAGGTAGAACAGTTTTTGTTAAGCCAACAGGTACGGCAAACCTAAGTGGTTTTCGTGCTTATGCTAATTCATTAGGTCAGCTTTCTGATATTACAAACAAAATGGCCATTACCTCTGCTAGAAATGAATACAATGACATGATTCTTCAAGCAGAAAGAGAGGGAAGAACTGCTGGTGTGAAGTATGTCAAAGATGATCAAGGTAATACAGTTCTTGCTCCTCTTGTAGATACTAGTTATGCCAGTGCTGCAAAGATTGCGAATGTAAACGATAGAAAAGCTATAGAAGAAAGATTCCGTAAAACTGCTGTAGATACATATGCTTCTCAATTGGCTTTAGATGCAGGAGCTGAAGCAGATCTAGCTTTCACAAAGACACCTCAAGATCCAAATGCGATTGATGCTTCTTTTGAAGGATTTGTTGAGGGTCTAAGACAGGACTTAGATCCCGATACTCTTTCAGCCGTTCTTCCAAGAGTAGCAGCAGAGTTTCGCACTAGAGTTGGGAAAGCAAATGCCGCTAGGCATCAGCAAATTAGACAAGATCAAATTGATACAAATCTGCAATCAATTCAAAATCTTTATGACAGACAAGCTGTAATAGCTGTAGTTGGTGCATCTAATGATCCAGAGGATCAACAAGGCATCAATGATATGATTAATGATATAAACACTAGCCTTACTACAAACTTTGAAGCACTGAAAACAAATGGTTACACAGACGCTCAGATAGATGCTATTAGACGAAATGGTCAGATAAGGGTTTTAACTGAAGGGGCAAACGCCACTGCTGAAAAACTTTACTATCTTTCTGAAGAAGAAGGTGGTGGCCATGCGAATG